AAAAACATTCCTTATGATGAGCGCAAAGATTGGAAGCAATTATGGATCGTTGATCCAATAGATGGTACTAAAGAATTCATTAAACGCAATGGAGAATTTACCATCAATATTGCTTTAATAGAAAATAATATCCCAATTTTAGGAGTTGTATTGACACCAGCATTAAATGAATTGTATTTTGCTTTAGCAAGTGGTGCATTAGGCAATAATCTATTCAATGCTTTCTATTCACCATATTTGGCAGAGATTACAGATAAAGATTCAAGATTAGTTACTTGTAAAATGAAGTTTACTGAAACAGATATATTCAATCTTGATTTCAGTAAGTTTATTTGGATTGACCAGGTACTATATAGATTGAATAAAATCTATGATTATACACCAAATGAGTTATGCAAGGTTGATTTATTAAGGGTTATATATACAACTTATGATGACATTGGATTTCAGGAAGTACCTGCATCTGTTCAAATAGGTACACAAACATGGACAAGTGAGAATTTAAAGCAAACAACTTTCTTAAATGGTGATGCAATTAAATTGGTTAATACACAAGGTGAATGGGATAGTGCATTAGATAATTATGAAGCTGCTTATGCGTTTCCAGATTTTGATCCTAATAATTTTAGTGATGGTTTATTTTATAATTCATTTGCTTTAACAGATGAAAGAGGATTAGGATATTATGGTTGGCGAATGCCTACACTTGCAGATGCAACTATCTTAAATGATTTTATAAATGCTGCATATCCAGGTGAAAAAGCATGGACATTGAAATCAACTACATCATGGACAACTGCAAATGGTACTGATAGATATGGATTCAATGCAAAAGGATTAGGTGAAAAAGATGGAACTAATGTAGGTGTTTATACTTTCTTTCCTTTAAGTGATAATAATTTTCAAGATAATTATTTGTATTTAGATAGTGATAAAAATAATTTTATAGAAAGTGGATTTCAAGATGGAGTAAATGTTAGATTAATAAAAATATAAAAAGATATGGCAGATTTTATAATAGGTGGTCAGGTCAATATAGATGGTGGCAATGCTGAAAAAAGTGTTGGTTCAATAAAACAACAATTAAGAGAAGCACAAAAAGAACTTATTGCAATGGGTGATAAGTTTGGTGAAACATCAAAGGAAGCAGTTAAAGCAGCAAAGAAGGTTGCAGAGTTTAAAGACAAGATTGGTGATGCTAAAACATTAAGTGATGCATTCAATCCTGATGCTAAGTTTAAAGGATTAAGTCAAGCATTGCAGGGTGTTGCAGGTGGGTTTGCTGCAATACAAGGTGCTCAAGCGTTGTTTGGTAGTGAATCACAAGATTTACAAAAGGTGCTTGTAAAAGTGCAAGGTGCAATGGCATTATCACAAGGTATAGATAGTGTGTTAGAATCAAAGGATGCATTTAAAGCATTAGGTGCTCAGGTAATGGAATTTGGCATTGTTCAAAAGGTTGTTACTGCTGGACAAAGGTTATGGAATGCAGCAATGGCAGCGAATCCAATAGGTGCAGTTGTAGCAGTAGTTGCAGCATTAATTGCAGGAATAGTTGCTTTAACATCATATTTAATATCAAGTGCAAATGCAGCAAAAGCACAAGCAGCAGCAGTTAAAGAACAAACTAAAGCAATTGAAAATCAAAATAAAATATTAGAAAGAAATAATACTTTATTTGAAAAATCACAAGCACAAAAACTTGCATTAGCAAAAGCACAAGGACAAAATGCTGAAGCAATAAGAGCATTAGAAATAAAATTAGCAGATGAAAAAATAGCGTATGAAAAATCATCAGCAGCCATTGCAAAAAACACAATGGACAAACAAAGAAATTTATATGAAACTTTAAAATCTTCAGGTGCAAGTGATGAAGTAGTAAAAAAGCAACTTGATAATTTAAATAAATCTGTTGAAGGATATAATAATCAAAATAAAAATATTGAAAAAGCTCTTCAAGATAAAAAAGGAATAGAAAATAAACATATTGTAGAAATAGAACAAGAAAAAACAAATGCAAGAAATAAAGAAATACAAAATAATAATAATCACAAACAAAAATTACTTGATAAAGAAAAAGAAAATAATCAAGATATATTAAATGCAAATAAATCATTAGAGCAACAACTTAAATCTTTAAGAGAGGAAAACTATTTATCTACTTTTAAAGATGAAGATGAAAGGGCAAAAGCAAAACTGATATTAGATTATGAAAATAAAAGAAAAGAAATAAATCAATCTATTGCTGATAAAAAATTAAAGCAACAAGCATTAGCAGAACTTGACATCAATTTTACAAATCAAAAGGATGCAATTACTGCAGCAAGGGCATTAAAAGATAAAGAAGCAAAGGATAAAGCTACACAAACAGAAATAGATACTTTAAATGCAGAATTAGATTCACAATTAGCATTTGAAGATATGTTATGGAAGGCAGATGATGAAAGAACTGCAAATGAAAAAAAGAATGCAGAAGAAAGAATAAAAGCTAAACAAGCAGAAACAGAAGCAAAAATTCAATTAGATAATGCATATTTTAATGTTGTTTCAGGTGGCATTGGTATTATAAAAATGTTTTCTGAAAAAAATAAAGCATTACAGAAAGCAGCATTAATAGCAGAAAATGCAATTGGAATTGCAAAAGTTGTTATAGCAGCAAATCAATCTGTTTTAGAAACAAGAGCAAAAGCAAATTCAATACCTGCTTTTATTGGACCAGGTATTCCAAATCCTGCTTTTTTTGCTGCACAAGCAGTTGCAGCTAAAAATATTATTTCTACTAAATTAAATGCAGCAACAAGTATAGCAACAATGATTGCTGCAACTGCAAAAGGTTTAGCAGGAATAGGTGCAGGTGGTGGTGGTGGAAATGGTGGTGGAAATATTCCAGGTGGTGGTGGTGGTGGTGGAAATGGTGGTGGCACACAAGCACCCATTCAGGCACAATTACAAACTACTACTTTAAATCAATCACAGATACAACAGATGGGAAATGCAGCAGTAAGAAGTTTTGTTGTTGAAAGTGATGTTAGTGGGAATCAAGAAAGAATAAGAAGATTAAACAGAGCAGCAAGAATTAATTAATTAAAAATAGAAATTATGAAATTAACAATTTATGAATTGAAGATTAATGATGCAATGAGTGATGAAGCAGAAGTTAAATTTGTTGCATTGGTGGATGCACCTGCAATCAAGAAAGTTTTTAATGCATTCAAAGAAGAATTTATTGAACCATCTAAAGGTGAGCATGAAGCAGATTTTATTTCAAGATGCATTGCCTATGTAGTTAATGAAGGCAAAGATACTGATCAAAGCGTTGCAATTTGTAACAGTTTGTGGCAACAGCATTTTGCAGGAACTAAAGTGAGCATTGATTATGATGACACCCTTTCAACAGAAAGAGGTAAAGAACTTGCCAAAAGATTAATTGCAAATGGTGATGTAGTTTATATAATTTCAGCAAGACAAGACAAAGAAGGGATGCTTTCAGTAGCAAAAGAATTAGGCATTCCTGAAAGTAGAGTTTATGCAACTGGAAGTAATAAGGCAAAAGTTGAAAAGATTAAAGAATTGGATATTTCTAAACACTATGATAATAATGCAGATGTAGTTAAAGAATTGGGTTCTAAAGGTGAAAAGTTTAAGATGGGTTTTGCTATAACAAATGAAGATAAACATATCATTTCAGGTTGTCTAATGGAAGCAGATTTGCCAATTTATAGAAACAATGAAAAGTTTGGTGAGCATTATGTAGTTTTTTCTGCTGATACTATAAAACAAATTGCTATCAAATTTGCAAAGAAGCATTATCAAAGTAATGTTAATCTAATGCATGATGCTAATAAAGTTGTAGATGGTTGCACAATGTTTGAATCATTTATAGTTGATAAGAGCAGGGGGATAATGCCAATGCAAGGGTTTGAAGGTATTTCTGATGGATCATGGTTTGGTAGTTTTTATGTTGAAAATCCTAAAGTATGGGAAAAAATAAAGAGTGGTGAGCTGAAAGGATTTAGTGTTGAAGGTATGTTTGACTATGAAATACCAATAGATTCAGACCAACAGAAACTTAAAGAAATAGAACTTTTACTTAATTCATTAATTTAAAAGGGAACGATATTCACAATTAAACATTTATAAGTATGGAAGCAAAAGAAATAATTGAAAGATTAAAAATAACATTCCAAGAATTAGTTGGAAATGCTGCTGCACCAATAGCACCTGAAACTGCACCTGAAATGATTATGCCTACAAAAGCAAAATTAGTTGATGGTACAGAAGTAGAAATTACAGAAGTAGGTGTTGGTGGAATAGTAACAATACAAGGTGTGCCTGCACCAGTAGGTGAGCATCAATTAGAAGATGGAACTATTATAACAGTAGGTGATAATGGTGCAATTACAGAAATCAAACCATCTGAACCAATGGTTGAAGATATGAAGAAGATGAAAATGGAAGATGTTTTCAATTCTTTTCAATCTTCTACTAATGAAAAGTTTACATCTTATGAAGCAAAGTTTGCATCTTATGAAGCAAGATTTGCAGATTATGAAACTAAATTAAACAAGGCGACACAAGTAATTGAGGGTTTAATAAACCTTACAAAAACTTTAGCTGAAACACCAACTGGGACACCTGATGTTGCAGTAAAAACAGAATCAAATTTCAAAGCAGATAGTAAGATTTCTTACGATATACTTTTTTCATAATAAAATAAAAATAATAAAATGTCATTAAATTTAACAGGATTAACTGCATATACTAAGCAACTTGTAAAACCATTATTAACAAGTGCAGTATTTGATGCAAAGACACAACAAATGATTAAGGATTATGGTATTGTAATACCAGGTGCTAAATCAGCAGTACAGATTCCATTAATGGATACTGATGCAAACTTCCAAACAGATGCTTGTGGTTGGTCAGCAAGTGGCACTACAACATTTACACAATCCACAATTACAGTGGGTAAAATCAAAATTGAAGAAGCCATTTGTGTAAAAGATTTAGAAGCATATTTCACACAAGAAGCATTAAAAGCAGGTTCTACATATACTGAATTTCAGAATGCAGATTTCCAAGCAGCATATCTTGAGAAGAAAAATAAGAGAATTGCAGCACAATTAGAATCAGCAATTTGGCAAGGTGATACAACTGGAAGTGGTGGTATGAACTTAAACAAGTTTGATGGTTTTCAAAAATTAGTAGCTTCAGCAGCAGTAAATGCAAATGTAAGTGGTTACAATGGAACAACTGGTACAATAACAACTGTAAGTGCATCAAATGTTGTAGCAGCAACAGAAGGTATTTACAAAGCAATTCCAGTAGCAGTTTTGGCTAAGGGTGATGTAAAAATCTTTGTTGGAAATGATTGGTACAGATTGTTAATTATGGCATACAGAGCATTGAATTTGTTTGCTTATAATCCACAAGATGTAAATGCATCAAGTTTTGTTTTACCAGGTACAAATGTTGAAATCGTTTCTACAAATGGGTTAAATGGAACTGGTGATGCTTATGCAGCAAGTTTGTCAAACATGGCTATTGCAGTTGATTTGGTAGATGAAGATCAAGCATATACAATGTTCTATTCACAAGATTTTAATGAAATCAGATTTAGAGCAAGTTTTAAATTGGGAGTTGGAACAGGGTTTGCTTCAGAGTGGGTTAAGTTTATAGCAGCAATCTAATATTAACAATAATTAAATAATCAAAGGGTGGTGCAATAAACACCACCTTTTTAATACTTATAAATATGCCATGTGTAATTTCTTCAGGATATACAATCAGTTGTAGAGAATCAATTGGTGGAATCCAAGCAATATGGGTTATTGAAAATGCTAACTTGTATGATGCAAGTGGTAATTCAAGAGTAACAGAAGTTAGTGGAACTGTTACTGCAATGACAAAAGTTACTGGTAAAAGATTCTATAAAATAGAAGTACCAAGAGCAACTGCATCTTCTTCAAATGCTT